ATCACGGATTCTGGTGGTGCTACCGCAACAATTGCATCTGCTGAAATTGCTAAAGGTACAACTACAATTGGAACTCAAACTGAAACTGTACCTTCTTATGGTTCTAATATTGAAAGTTTAGTTGGAGAAAGTTTAAACCGTTTGCAAGATTCTGTTTTCTATCAACAATTTTCATATGAGATTGAAGCTCCTGCCGGTGCAAACAGTTACTTAACACAATTAAAGAAAGCTGTTCATCCAGCTGGATTTAATGTATTCGGTAAAGTTTCTTTAGCAACATCAATTTCTGCCGCAATAGGAACAGTTGGTACAAGTCTTGGTGGTGGTTACACTGCTGACACTGATACATTCTCTCCTGTACTTGCTTCTACCTTTGAGATATTATTTGATGAATCAGTTCAAACTCGTTTGGGAGTTTCAGAAGGTTTTGGTATTAATAACTTTAACGATGAACTTCTATTAGAAGATAATGAAAGTAATATTGGTGAGTTAATTCTTGATGGTACAGATTCAGATTCTACTAATGCTGGTTCCAAACTAGTAAGTGAAACTCTACCTCTCAACTTCCCAGACTTTGAAGGTATATCAATAATTCATGGAACTGGAGCTGGAGAGTTTGGTGTTCTTGTAGATGAAACTGATGGCGATAAAATCATTTCTGAAAGTTCAGAAACTATATCTAATATTTTACTTATCGATAGTACTCCTGACAGTGATCATTTTGTTCCAACAGATGCTGGTAGTTCTTTTCTTTTGAATGGCATTGATTCTTCTGGAACTGGTGCTGGAGATAATATAGAATTAGAACAATCAATATCTGATCTAACTAGTTTCTTTAATTTTAATATAAGTGCTGTAGATGATAATGCTAATCTTATAAATGAAGATGGTGGAACACAATTTTTAGAAAGTGCTGGTAAAGGTAATAAGAGTGGTTTTGAACGAAATGTTATTTCGGTAGTATCTAGAAAGGTTCATTTAGCTAGTAAACAAGCATCTTCTTTGACATCTGGTTTGATAACTCTTGCAGAAAATATATTTACAGGTCATACTGATGGTGGTGGTATTGAGTTAGAATTTGGTACAGCAACATCTGGAGTTTTAGTATTAAATGGTTTCGAACAAATAAATGAAGTGGGTGGTGTTGGTAGAGTTACTGGTGGTGGTGATGAATTTCAATTAGAAGATTTCTCAGACCAAAATAAAGATTCTGGATTTACCTTTCAACAGCTTGCAAACTATACCAGTGATACGATAGTTCTGAATGGTACAGATGGAAGTTCTACAAATGCTGGTGACAATTTACTAATTGATAATTTTGATTTAACAGGAAGAGGTTCTGGAGATAGACTTGAAGGTGAATCACAATTTAATTTTAATCTTTTTGTACTAGAAGACCTCATAAGGCCAGACATATTTGTTATTGATCCATTTGGTGGTGGTGAATTATTTGGTATACTTCAAGAGACAGATGAGATAGGTTCCTTTAGATTAGAGGATGGTTCAACTGTAGCTGGTACTCATGGTGACGAAATGTTACTAGAAGATGAAACTGGTGTTGGAAGACAAAATAAAATATCTTTAGAATTTCAAAGAATAATTCCAGAGGATGAAGTCCTTAAAAGAACAACACATGGATTTGATTTAACTGGAACAATACCACCAGAAAACTTTACAAATTCAGATATAGAGCCTTTCGTAATTCCTGCTGATATAGAATCTAGACCAATATTTAATATGACATTAGAAAGTTCTAATTTTGAGGTTACTAATATACAACTAGAAAGTGGTACAACTGGTGGAGTGTTTGGTAGTCTTTTATTAGATGCTACGTCAAGAACGGAGAGTACAATATTTGATGAAAATGCTCCTGTTCAATTAGAAGATATTGAGAATATCTTTATAAACACAGGATTTGATAGCATAGTTCTTGATGGAACAGATAGTTCTAGTACAAATGCTAATTTTAATATACGTGAAGAAGATGGTTCATTCTTAGATCAGTTAAAAAATGCTACGGTTGTAGTAGATGTTACAAAAGAAGGTGCATTTGATTCGGGACAAATAAAATTTGATACTGTAAGTATTACTTTTGATAGTACAATATAATATATATAAATAGATGTAGATAAGGAAGAAATATGGCATTTCAAATATTAGAATTAGGTACTGCTGCAGATGACGGTACAGGTGACAGTCTTCGCATAGGTGGTGATAAAATCAATGATAACTTTATTGAATTTTATACTGCACTAGGTGATGGTGACGGTATATCTACTGGTATTAGTGCTTCTGCAAGCGTAATTGCATTGACAAATCCAAATATAGGCGGCGTTGTTGCTGGAACACAAACCTCTGCTACTATTACAACTCTCGCAAATACTACTTTAAATACTACTACGGTAAATGCTGGTACGGCAACTATAGCTGCTGGTTCTATTACAGATAGTTCTGGTGCAATTACTTTCGTTAATGAAAACCTAGTGACTACTGGTACATTGGGTGCTGGTGCATCCACATTAGGTGCTTTAGGTGTTGGAGCAATAACAACAACTGGAGCATTTAAAGGTGCAGATGGTTTTACGATTGGTAATGCATCTGTTGCAGCTATAATGACTCTTGCATCTACTGGTATTGTAACATTCGTTGATGATATAATTTTAAAGGATGCTGCAACAATTGGTGTTGCATCCTCTACCTCAGCAATAACAATTGCTTCAACAGGTATAGTAACTTTTGTAGATGATATTGTTTTAAAAGATGCGGCAACGATTGGTGTTGCAAGTTCTACTTCTGCCATAACAATTGCTTCGACAGGTATTGTTTCATTCATAGATGATATAGCAATTAAAGACGGTGGTACAATTGGTAATGCAACAACTGCGGCCGCAATAACAATTGAAGCAGATGGAGACATAGTATTATCTGATGATTTGTATATAAGCGGTGGTCTTATTGATCTTAAAAATGAAGGCTCTGTATCACAACTTAAATTTTATTGTGAAAGTTCGAACGCACACGCACAAACATTACAATCTGCACCACACGCTTTAGCTAGTAGTGCAGTATGTGTATTACCAACTCTATCTGGTACTTTGATTGGGGACGGTGATACAGGAACATTACCTTTGGTTGCAATAGATATTGATGGTGGAACAGATATTGGTGCAGACTTAGCAACAGCAGATTTAATTATAGTAGATGATGCTGCTGGTGGAACAAACAGAAAATCTACTTTAGCAAGAGTAATAACATTAGTGCAAGCTAACATAGATGACCCTGTTGCTTTGGCACTTGCACTAGGATAAGTGTTATAAATAGTTGAGAAACGGAGATTAGAATAAAATGGCAAATACATTTAAGGTATTCACAATAGCAGATGTTGCGATAGATAGTGGTACTTTTAGTACTTTATATACGTGTGCAGGCTCAACAACAACTGTTGTTTTGGGAATGAACATCTGTAATAAGATTGCAGCTGAAAGGGACGTTACAGTAAAACTTACAAGTGATACTGCTAATAGAACTGCTGCTAACAATGCTGCAAATGAATCAGTATCTCTTTTAAATGAAGTTGCTATCCCAGCAGATTCTAGTTTAGAAGTATTTGCTGGTCAAAAGATAGTTTTAGAAACAACAGACGTAATAACAATTGGTGCGAGTGTTGCTAGTTCACTGGATGTAACATTAAGCGTGATGGAGATAACATAATATGCCGTATTTTGGTAATGAACCCGGCGCAATTACTGATGCATTTACTGATACCTTTACTGGAGATGCATCAGCAGTAGCCTTTACGTTAACACAAGCATCAACTACTAATTCTGTTTTTGTCAGAATACATGGTGTAATGCAACGTAATGGAACTGATTTTAATGTAGATGGAACCACGATAACTTTCACTACAGCGCCTCCTGCTGCTTCAAATAATGTTGTAGTACAATTCTTTACGATAGGTTCAGTCCAAGCAGTTGCTGACAATGCTATAACACTAGCAAAACTTGCTGGTGGAACTGATGGAAATATAATTAGTTTTGATGCTTCGGGCAATCCTGTGGCTGTAGCTACGGGTAATGATGGTCAAGTTCTTACGAGTGCTGGTGCTGGTGCCGCTCCTGCTTTTGAAGCCATACCTGCTGTAACTGCAGGAGCAATTTCGGAGTTAACAACTCAAGCAACGGACAGTGGTACAGCTTTCAACTTCGCAATCTCAGCTGGTGCGAAACGTATCATAGTTATATTTGATTCAGTATCCTTGGGTGGTGGAGCAGCACCAGAGGTGCAAATAGGCGATGCTGGCGGTCTTGAAACTTCGGGTTATGCTGGTGTTGTTCGAACTACTACCGCAGTAGAAGGCTTTAGCAATTCCTTTAGAATATGTAAAGATGGCGAGGCTGATGATGGCCGGGCATTTTCAGGTTTTATGACAATAGTTCCGCTCGAAGGGTCAAATGTAAGATGGGTTGCTCAAGGCCTCAGTACCGCCACAAGTGGTGACATTTGCTCCTTCTATACAGGTGCTAAGACCTTATCAGCTGCGTTAACTCAGCTCACAGTATTAGGTGGTACTTTTGATCTTGGCCAAGTTTCGGTAACAGAGGAATTAGTTTAATGAAAAAGTACATTGCAATAGTTTCTGTCTCTGGAGAGAACGTAACAAAGTATCAAGATTTTGATAATGAGAATGCTGCAAAAGCACACGCTACTAAGTATGGTGGATTTGCCCAAGAAAGTGTAGGGGATTACATTAAATATTACAAAGTTGCAGACGAAAAAGCTACGTATAATTCTGACAAAATTACATCTGATAAACTAGCTATGGCATGGTCAACTCTGAGACTAAAAAGAGATGAAAAACTAGCAGAATCAGATTACATGGGTAACTCTGATGTAACTATGAGTGATGCATGGAAAGCTTATAGAAAAAAACTTAGAGACTTGCCTGGAACACTAGATGATGCAAAAGTAGTAAAAACAATTACATGGCCAACTGAGCCAAGTTAAAATAAGACGGAGAATAATTAAATGTCTGTAACCAAAGCAAATGCTGATGTCCTTGATTTAAGTGATGCCTACGCTTTTACTGGTGCTATTTCTGGCGTAGCCGGATTAAAACTTATTGCTACAACAAACTTAGCTTCCTCTGGTACGGCTGCTTCATCATTTGATTTTACAGGATTGACCGCTGATTTCGATTCCTTTATGATACGAGTTGTAGATTTACATCCTGCTACAGATAACGTAGGGCTTTATATGAGAATGGGTGATTCAGGTGGTTTAGATACAGGTGGTTCAGATTATTCTTGGGGGTTTGAAGGAGACAATTTTAATGACACATCCCATGATGAACAAGCCGCTTGTGATAATGCTGATGCACAAATAGAAATTTCATCATCATCTTTTATGGGTTCTGCTGGAAATGCTACTGGAGAAGGAGTTTGTGCTACAATTTATATGAATACTGGTAGAAATAATGATATGGCCCCAACAGTAACTTTTCACTTAGTATCAATTGGCGATGGTGGCCTTGCAGGTACTGGTAATGCATATACCGTTGGTGCTGGAGCAAGGTTAGCTGAAATTGATGTAGATAGAGTTTCGTTTTTCTTTGCTTCAGGTAACATTGTTTCTGGTCGTATCTCAATTTATGGATTAGCAAACTCTTAAAGGATTATTAGGAAGAATAAGATGGCAAATAGGACAAAAATAGAAAATGGTAAGTCAGTAACTCTTTCTGATGCAGAGGAAAAACTTCGTGCTGACGAAGAAACTGCTTTTTCCGATGGAACAGTAGCAAGAGCTTGGGGTGCTTGTCGTAGAAATAGAACTCGACTTTTAAAGCGTACCGATTGGATGTCTGCTTCTGATATAACTATGAGTGATGCTTGGAAAGCTTATAGAAAGAAATTAAGGGACTTGCCTGGCACATTGAACGATGCAAAAGTAGTAAAAACAATAACTTGGCCGGACGAACCATCATGATAAAAATGGAGAATAATTAAATGCCATATCTAGGAAGAGCACCAACAGGAACAGGTTCCGTAACTGAAATTGATGGTGACTTAAAAATTACTGGCCAGTTAACAGCCAATGATACCCTGTTTAAAATGACAATGGATACTGCAGCTAATCTTGGAGATAATATTCTAATTGAAGATGGAGGCACAGATGGTAGTGGTACTAATGCTGGTGATGATATTTGTTTAGAAAAAGCTACAGAAGGTGTTTCTGATATTTCTAGCATTGCTTCTACAATACTTTCGCCTGCTAACACAGGTAGCATTAAAGAAGTTGTGTCATTGTTATGTGACGGAAGTTCTGTTACAGTAGGAAGTGGTACATATACCTCAACAGATGTAACTGCGGCACAAACAACAACTACTACTTATACCGACTTAAATGGCAGTTCGATTAACTACACACCTCCAGCTGGCACAACAAGTGTTCTTTATGAATTTAGATATATCACTGGGTACGAAGATGCCCAAGGAGGAACTCATCACAAATTATTTCTTGCTGGCAATGAAGTAGTCAATGCTCGTTTTTCTGATGGCCATCAAGGTGGTTTGGGGGATATTCAGACTTACTGTAGGTGGCTTTTTAAAATTGGTGATGGTGATAACACCAATACAGGAAAGGTATCAGATTGGTCATCTGCAAAAATTATTAAGTTTCAAGTACGTTCTTACAGTACCTCTTATGAGCAAAAAATTCATGAAACGAATTATTGGGATGGTGGTGGCGGAGACCACTTGAGTAAGCCAACTATTTCAGTTACAGCATACAGTTAGGAAAAATTATGGCTGATTATAAAACAAATCGTAGAGTCGAATATCCTCATATAGATTATTTTCTTGAAGCATATTACGATGAAAAAAAAGGTGATGATACCAAGATGAAAGCATGGGTTGCCGCTTGCGATAAAGTTAAATCTGATTTTCCAAAATAAGAATAACATAAAAACTTTGGTTGTATACCTTATAAATAAAAGAAAGAAAACTATTGTAGGATAAAGAAATGACAGCGATAATAACAGAAAAATTTAGAAGCCATAACGCCGAACAATTTTTTGAGTCTTTTACTGAAGCATCTGGTAATTCATATTATCTTATGATAGGCAAACCAAATGAATTTACTTCTGCAACGTCTGGTGGAACCGATGAGTCTCCTCCAACACCAGCAGATGATATTTCTAGTGAGTTTTACACTTGGGACAGTTCAGTTGCAGCAAAAAGGATTCAATCAACTAATATTACATATGCACTACCTCGCAGAGATTGGGCAAACAGTACAATCTATGATATGTACGAAGATAACATTAGTTCATCAAATACAACAACATCAGGTGCAACAAACATATTCGATTCTACATTCTTTTTCAGAACTTCTGACAACCGTATATATAAAGTTCTAGACAATAATAGTGGAGCAGCATATAGTGGTGCAGAACCTACATCAGAATCTACTTCTAGTTTTGTTTTGGGTGGATACACTCTAAAATATATGTACGCTATTACTGCATCAGAACAGGCTACGTATTTAACAACAGATTTTATGCCTGTAACTACGGATAGTACAGTAAGTGCAGCTGCAGTTGATGGTGCAATTGAATCAATTATTATTACTAATACAGGAAGTAGTTTGACCAACGGAACATACTTTGCAGCAGTATTTGGTGATGGAACATCTGCTGGAACTTCTAGTGGTGCAATCATAAAAATTACAGTTGCAAGTAATGTTATTTCAGCGGTATCATCTGGTAATACTGGTATACAACAAGCTGGTGCTGGTTACAGATATGGTACAGTTAATCTTGGAAGTGGTTTTACTTTTTCAGACGCAGCTCTTACCAGTGCAGATGCAATCGGTGGTTCTGGTTCAGCTATTTCAGTTGTTATTTCTCCTAAAGGTGGACATGGTAGTAATGCCGTTTCAGAACTAGGTGGTCACTATGTAATGTTACACTCTAGTCTTGAGGGTACAGATAGTGATGATTTTCTGACAGGAAATGATTTTAGAAATATAAATTTAGTAGTAGACCCTACAACTTTTGGTACTTCTACAGTTGGTACTTCTGCGACATTTAGAACAACATTTGCCATGAAGTTTAGTGGTTCACCTGGCACGTTTACTTCTGATGAGGTAATAACACAAACTAATTCAGATGGTGTTGTTGCTACTGGAACAATTGTTGAATATGATTCAATACTTCAAATTGTTTATTATCAACAAGAAAGATTTGGTGGATTTGGAACATTATCTTCTAATGGAGACCTTAATGCGTTCTCTGGAACAGGTACAGTTACAGGGGCCAGTTCTTCTGCCGCTGGAACACCAGACTCTTCTGCTGATTCGGCAGTGAGTTTAGCTGGAGGAAATACTATCACTTTTACGAATGGTTTTGCTAACCCAGAGTTACAACCAGATAGTGGAAATATAATTTACAGAGAAAATCGCAAACCAATATCAAGGGCTACAGATCAAACAGAAGATATCAAAATTATAGTGGAGTTCTAATAATATGGCACAAAAAACCGATTTAAATGTTTCTCCATATTACGATGATTTTGATGAAACAGATAATTTTAACAGGGTACTATTTCGCCCTGGCTTTGCAATTCAAGCTAGAGAATTAACACAGTTACAATCTACTCTTCAAAGTCAAATAGAAAGACATGGGAGTCATATTTTTGCTGAAGGTGCTTTGGTTATTCCAGGTCAATCTTCATTAAATACAAAATTTTATTCTCTAAAATTAGCATCAACCTTTACTTCTGAAACTGTAGACCCTTCACAGTATTTTAATTCTACAACACCTGTTACTATTACTGGTG